TGCTGCTACTGCTCAGAAATATTGGTCAGATAACGGCGTGTCTGTAACGCTTTCATTTGACAAAGAAACTGAAGCAAAGCATGTTGCGCCTGCGCTCCATATGTACGAGGGACAGTTAAAGGCTGTTTCATTCTTGCCTATGGGAAATCATACATATCCTCAGCAACCATATACACAAATAACAGAAGAAGAATATAATAGTTATATTGGTCAAATCAAAAAGATTGATTGGTCTGCTATCTATGATGGTGCTGAGAATCTAGAAGCACAGGGAGAAATGTACTGTACAACTGATGCCTGTGAAATAAAAATCTCTTAGTATGATAAAATAGTCTTATATGGCTACCTCATCAAATGTATATACAGAAAAAATATTTTCAGAGCATCCAACCTTAACTTGGTCTTTCGATGAGAGTATCGGCTACCTTTCTTTAATTAGCGAAGAACAAAGAGACTTAACAAGTTGGACACCAAGTATTGAAGAGGTAGTAATTGAAAAAGATGAGTCTGTTATAGGAGAACCTTTTAAAAATTCTTTTACATATAGGGTTAATGGTATTCAATTATCTGAAAATCAACTTACAACAAAAGTACTAATAAAAAGTCCAGATTTTTTTAATTTTAATGATCTTGACCTAGATTTAAAAACCTTTAGCATAGGTGCATGGCTTTATTCTGAAGGAGAATATATATCTAGTACATTTTTAGGTTATACGTACATAGATTCTGCTAATGGAGAGACAGTTTCGGTAATTAAAGAATTTGAAACACCATTTGTTAAAAAGTGGTTTTTTGTTTCAGAAAGTTTTGAAATTCCACATGAGACATCAGATGTTTCTTTAGTAATTGGATATAGATTTTCAAATGGAAGTACAAATCCTAACGACTATGATTTATTAATTAATGGGCTTTCTTTTGGACAGTGGTCTGAGGAATATAACTCAACCTCACTTGGAATTATTGCAGAAAACTTTCCTGACGACATAAACTTATCATGTAATGAAGGTTATGAAATATCTTCGTATGGAATTAATAATCAAAAAGCATATTGCTTGATTTCAGACAATAGGTTATTAGCCAGAACTAACTCAGTTCCATTAGTTTTTGGATCTGCTAACTCATTAACTTTATATCCACATAACACATTACCATCAATTATTTTCCCTGGACTAGGAATGTTTAATGAGTCAAATAAATATTCTTCTTATACTTTTGAATTTTGGGCGAGAATAGTATCCGATACTAATGTTGATAAAAAAATATGCGGACCAATTAATTCATCAGATGGCTTATATGTCAATGGCCCATTTTTAAAACTCAAGATTAACTCTTTTATAATTTCTCATTTTGTCGGTGAGTGGGGAAGACCAATGCTAATTCATATTAGGCTTTCTAAGAATACAGCATCATTGCTTGTAAACGGACAAAATGTTGGTAGCGTAAACTTTAACTCTGAAGATATTATTTTTTCAAACCCAACAACTGATGGGAAGAGCAATGACTGGATAGGCTTTTGGTCATATGAGGATGTATCTCCAATAGAAATAGATGGTGTTGCAATATATTCTTATGGTGTTGCAGAAATTTTAGCAAAGCGTAGATTTGTATACGGACAGGCAGTAGATATTCCAGATAATATCAATACTGCATTTGGAGGAACCACTGCATTAATAGATTATGAGTTTGCAGACTATTCAAAAAATTATTCATACCCAGATCTTGGCAAGTGGGACCAGGGAGCCAGAGAAAATGTAATTATTGAAGATAACAAGATATCTACTCCAAAATATAACTATCCAGAATTATATTTAACAAATAAAACTGTTTCGGAGTTTTATATTGATAATATAAATTTGCAGCAAGAAGACGAAGAACTTTTCTGGACCTTTAAAAAAACTAATGATGAAGTAAATGAGGGATTTTTATCTTTTGAGAGTTTAGACTTTATGACAGAACCCATAAGATGCTTTTATGGAGTATTTAAATCAAGAAGAGCAGTCTCAACACCAGAAACTATTTTTTATATTCAATCAGATGTTTCTGATGAAAGGTTTATAATTGAAATTGTTGATGATGTAATTCAATATAAATTTATAACTCCAAAACGTTTAGATCCAAACACAGGGTTACCAGTAGAGCAGATATTATATGTTTCATCTGGGCACACCATTAATGATGAGTTTACTATTGGATTAGACATAGAAACTTTTACAAATTATTATGGGGGAGATTTAGTATCATTTTTTAATGATAAAAAATCATTAAAGTTTTATGTTGGGGGAAGTAAAAATTTAGAAAACACATACCATGGAAACATGTATAAGATTGGCTTTTGTTCTGATAGAAATTATAATGAAATAGTTGATTTTTTTAATACCAGAGGGTTGCCAATAGACTATGAAAATGTATTTGATTGGTTTATTCAAACAGAGTTAGTTGATACAGATGGCGGGTCAAACCCATATGCAGTAGGAGGATACTACAATGCAAACGGAGATTTTGTTGAGGTTAATGATTCGTGGTGGGAGTTTTATTTAGATGGCGGTTTAGCCACTTCATTTGTAGCGTCAAGACTTCTTAATCATGTTGCTAGTTATATGTTACATGCAAGATATTCTTTCGGCTCATATATATTAGACATAGCAACAAAGTCTTATTGGAAAGACTACATTCCATTATCATATTTTGCAGAAAGAGTATTAGATGCAAAGGGTGACGAATATTACGATCTGGATTTATTACAGTTTAATATTAATTATCCAGCACCAACAAAATTTATTAAAGAAGAAACAGAAGGATCTTGGACATATAAAGAGTTAAAAGAAAAATATTCAAACCCAATACAAAGGTCATACGATTCGTTGGATAATCATTTATTTACAGGGTATAACGATTATTCTGATTTAGCCAAAAATGCACAATTTTCTTATAGATATAATACAGATGATTCATATTTAAAGTCATATATTAACTTTGAATATATAAGAAATGGAATGACTCTTCAAGATTCTTATTTTGAAAATATAGAACCAGCATCACAATCAGGTGTAGTAGACCCACAGGATAATTGGGTAACTACAAAATATGAAGTTGTAGATAACATGATTATTTATCCACCAAAAGATATTGACCCAAGAAAACTTGGAATAAAAATAAGTTTAGAGTTTATAAATTATGGAACAATGAATGGAATAGTTAGCCTTAAAAGTATGCAATTAGCATCTCAAGCATTTAATTCATATAGAGCAAATGCAATAGGAACAAGAGGCGAGGCAAAACTTTATCCATATGTAAAGAATGGATTCTATTATAATTATAAAGCAAGAAACCCATTTAGTATTTATAAGTCTAGTTCTCCATATTTATATTTAACACAAAAATCTGGAATAGAACCAAAAGACATTTATGATCCTGTATTAAATAGAGGTCTTCAAATTCCAATAAATAGCAATAAAGATAGTAACTATCAACTTATGTCTTTCCAGTCTGCAGTTATGTACAACAAAGACTCATTTCCATATTCTCCAACTCAGGTATTTGAAATTAAGTCAGATGACTCTCATATCAAATTTTATACAAAGGCAATTCAGTCAGACGGTAAAAGAGGAATTATCTATGCGATTAATGCAAAAACAAGAAAAATAGATAATAACGTTGTATTTTATTTAAATGGAAGACTTGTTAAAAACCCAATATTAAACACTAAGCAGTGGGCATTTATAGGAGTTTCTTTCTCTAATCTTTTTGATTGCAGTGGAAATATTGGTTCATTAAATTTAAATGGTCCGCTAATATATAATGTGATTTCTTACTATCAGGCAACCAATCTTCAAGAAGTTCAGGATGTGACACTAAGGCCATGGGTACTTGTACGTGGTATAAGAACTTCTGAATTGCACTGGTCATTTTGGAATAGTCCTGTAATATCCTGGAATGGTGTTTTAGTATTATCATCAACAAGTTATTACGGAGCAAATCCATCAAATATCTATAACAGTTATACTGGAAGAGATAAGATTATTGCAGAGTCAGACATGATTTTTAGTATTAAGGATTACGAATATTCCGTATACTCTAATGCATCATGGGTATCTAACACATCAACAGCCATATAATATGGTATACTGATGGTTATGAAAAACAAAAATCATCAACCTTTTGGTAAAGACGGCAAGCCACGCATGCCTGGTCAAATTGGTGACACAAAGGTTACTATGATTGAAAAGAACTATGACTGGGGCCTTTACGTATGGAAAAAGGCAAATGGAAAATGGTTCACTGACGGCAATGGAAATATCTTAAATATACCTTCAATGAAAGGTGACATTTCAAAAATTGCAGAATTAAAAAAGGCAGCAGCCTATTACGGAGAACCAGAGGGAGAACCACACTTCTTTCCTGGGCTTGCAAGAGTAACTGATGAAGAATATTCTGAGCAAAAGCAGAGAATGATGGAAGGTTGGATTCCGAACCTAAATGACCTTGGATCAGTATATGATGCACAGCAGACTATTAAGAAGTATGGAGCACAAGACTAATGTCAGAAGAACAAGAATTTATTATCGGTGCAAAGATAGATGACACTTTCAATATTATGGATCAGTTTAAGGTAGAAGATCCTTTTAATAAGTCATGGTCCGAGATAAAATCATACTCTGGTCTTGACAATAATTTTAAAAGAAGAACTGGAAGATTAGTAGAAAAAGCAGCAGCACCAGAAAATATGCAGGGATATCTTGATAGCGCTAGAGCGGAGCAAAGCGGTATTGACGGTGCAAAGTCAAAAGAGATTAATCCTGGAACTGTATATAGAAATGCTTACGGATTATTTGATGTAATCACACCACCATGGAATGTTTATGAACTTGCAAATTATTACGATACATCATTTGCTAACCATGCTGCAATTGATGCAAAGGTAGAAAACATCGTTGGACTTGGTTATGATTTTGAAGTTTCCCCAAGCACAATGCTTCGTCTTGAATCAAACAAAGATAAAGAGCAGGTGTCAAGAGCACGGAATAGAATTGAAAGAGCAAAAATTGAAATGCACGAATGGCTTGAATCATTAAATGATGATGATTCTTTTACAACTACAATGATGAAAGTGTATACAGATGTTCAGGCAATTGGAAATGGGTACTTAGAAGTTGGTAGAACTACCCGTGGAGAGATTGGATATATTGGACATATACCAGCAACAACAATGCGTACAAGAAGAGTTCGTGATGGATATGTTCAAATTATAGGACAAAAAGTTGTTTATTTTAGAAACTTTGGAGCAAGCAATCCTAATCCAATTACATCAGATCCACGACCAAATGAAATTATTCACTTCAAGCAATATTCTCCATTAAACACATTTTATGGAGTACCAGATATTATGTCTGCTATTAACTCACTTCATGGAGACCAGTTAGCATCACAATATAACATCGACTACTTTAGCAATAAGGCTGTTCCTCGTTATGTTGTAACTCTAAAGGGAGCACGTCTTTCTGCAGATGCAGAAGACAAGATGTTTAGATTCTTACAAACAAACCTTAAGGGGCAGTCTCACAGAACGCTGTATATTCCACTTCCTGGAGACAGTGACACAAACAAGGTTGAGTTTAAGATGGAGCCTATCGAAAACGGTGTTCAAGAGGGTTCATTTGAAAAATATCGCAAACAAAATCGTGACGATATTTTAATTGCACATCAAGTCCCTTTGTCTAAGATAGGTGGAGAAGATGCTGGTGGTATAGCAGCAGCAATGTCTCAAGATAGAACATTTAAGGAACAGGTAGCCAGACCTGCACAAAGAGAGTTAGAAAAAATATTAAATAAGATTATTAAAGAAAAAACAGATGTTCTGGTTTTAAAGTTTAAAGAATTAACATTAACAGACGAAATTGCACAATCTCAGATTTTGGAAAGATATATCAAGACCCAGGTCATGCTTCCAAACGAAGCAAGAACTGTGCTTGGACTTCCACAAAGGGAAGGAGGGGATGAGCCTTTCCAGCCTAAGCCACAAGACACTGCTAACGATACAGCAAATAGAGCAAGGGATGGAGAAAGAACGAACAACCAGTCTGATGGTCCTGCCACAATAAGTGGTAGAAATCCAAAAGGCGAAGGTAGATCTTCTCAATAGTTATCCACAATGTTATTCACAATTTATTAACATTTGTGTAAAAAAGGCTCTATAATATATTCTAGTATGACTATATCCAAAGCCCATTGGAACACCGATGGCGACTCAGTAAGACTTTCCCTTCCTTTTGCGAAGGTTGATAAAGAGAGACGTATCGTCTCAGGTTTTGCATCCCTTGATAATATTGATAAGCAAGGAGATATAGTTACTTCAGAGGCTTCTATGAAAGCCTTTTCTGCTTTCCGTGGAAACATTCGTGAAATGCATCAGCCATCAGCAGTAGGCAAGATGGTTTCATTTAAAGAAGATAAATATTTTGATCCAGAATCTAAAAAGTTTTATTCTGGAGTTTTTGTGTCTGCATACATTTCAAAAGGTGCACAAGACACTTGGGAAAAAGTTCTCGACGGCACACTTTCTGGATTTTCGATTGGCGGTAGAATGAATAAGTGGGATGATGGATACGATGAGAAGTCAGACTCTACAATTAGAATTATTAAAGATTATGATCTTGTTGAACTATCACTTGTTGATTCTCCAGCAAATCAATTTGCGAACATCATGCATGTTGAAAAGGTAGATGGTGTTGATGTTATTAAGGGTGCAGATGTTGCACTTGAAAATGTTTTTTATGATGAAGAATCTGGTCTTGTAATGATATCAGATCAAGAAGCAGTAACAAGTCCAGTTACTGGCAACACAATGAAGAATATAGGTTTCGTTGAAAAAGAAGACAACGAAAAAATGGATATAGTCAAATTCTTAGTAGATAGTGCTAAAGGCATTGATGCTAAGATTTCAGAGGAGGAAAATCCTATGGCAAAAACAAAGAAGGTTACTGAAGAAGTAACAGAAATTGCTAAGTCAGAAGAAATCGCTCCAGAGGCAGATGCCGTAGTTGAAACTCCTGTTGCAGAAGTTACTGAAAAGTCTGAAGAGACTCCAGTTACAGAAGTTGCACAGACTGAAGAAGTAGTCGAAAAGGCTGAAGAAACAGTTGAAGCGCCAGCAGCAGAAGTTGCTACAGAAGTATCTAAATCAGATGAAGCAATTGTTGAAGCAGTTGCAGAAATCAAGAATACAATTACATCAGCCTTTAGCGATTTAGTTGAAACTGTAAAGTCTTTGCAGGCAGAAAGTCTTTGCAGGCAGAAGTAGAAGTACTTAAGTCTAATAAGGTAGACACAGATGCAGTAAGAAGTTCATTAGAAGCAGTCGCCAAAGACATTGCTGCAACAAATGAACGCTTTAACGAGTTTGGAAAGAGAGTAGACGCAGTAGAAGCAGACACTGCTTTCCGAAAGTCTGGCGATCTAGGCGAGATCGTTCAGGAACAACCATCAGAGATGATGGAAAAATCCTTATGGGGCGGACGTTTCCTCAAAACAGCCGACTTATTTAGATAAGTAAAATACTTGGAGGTGACAATATGACGGAAGAAATAAAGAAAAACCAACCAGGAGAATCAGGACAACTCGGTGGAACAACACCAGGTCTATATCAGTCACAGGGTGCATTTGCATCAGGTTCTGAAGCAGGTTCTAACGTTCCTGGTAATTACACTGATGGTGGCGTCCTTGGTAACATTCCAAACGCTAACCTAGGTCTTACAACAGGACCAAATGCAGTAAATCCTTCGGGTGAGGCTGGAAGCGGTATCCTACGCCCTGAACAGGCACAGCGTTTCATTGATTACGTTTGGGACGCTACAGTTCTCGCCCAAGATGGTCGCCGTGTCACAATGAGAGCAAACACCATGGAACTCGAAAAGATTAACGTGGGTGAACGAGTTATTCGTGCTGCTGCTCAAGGTGTCGGTGATTACACAAACACTGGTGCAACATTTAGCAAGGTAGAACTTACAACCAAGAAGATTCGTCTAGACTGGGAAGTATCTGCTGAAGCACTTGAAGATAATATTGAGGGGGCAGCGCTTGAAGATCATCTAGTTCGCTTGATGACAAATGCATTCGCTAATGATATCGAAGATCTCGCTATCAACGGTGACGGCGCAACAGGCAACTTCCTTTCAATTATGAAGGGCTTTATCAAGAAGCATCAAGATAATGGCGACTCACACGAGGCTGCTGTTACTGTTGCTGATAATGCCTGGACTCCAGAAGTTATGCAGGAATTAATTCTTGCATTGCCACGTAAGTATCGTGCTCTTAAGAACAATCTTAAGTTCTATGTTGGTACTGATACATTCGCTGGTATTGTTAAGAATAACGGTACACTCGCAGATGCTATTGCTGAAGCAATGGGTCCAAGAGTTGCTGGTACTGCATCAAACCGTCAAGCATACCTTGATGGAAATGGTCAGACATTCGGTGGAGCACGTACAACACGTGTTCTCGGAATTGACGTACAAGAAGTTCCTTACTATCCAGATGGATATGTCGATTTGACATTCCCTCAGAACCGTGTATGGGGCTTCCAGAGAGACATCGTTGTAAACCGTGAATACAAGGCAAAGAAGGATACAATTGAGTATACCGTCTTCGTTCGTTTTGGTATTCAATGGGAAGAAGAAGATGCAATCGTCTGGGCCGATGCTGCTGCAGATGCATAATCTGTAAACAGTACCTTTTGAGAGGGGGCAGGGGTTGATCTCCTCCCCCTCTTATCTTTAGTATTCTGTTATAATAGTCACAGGAGGTAAAATAATGGAAGAAAATAATTTAAATAATGAAAATAGTTCTCCAGTAGAAAATACTACTGTTGAACAATCCACTATTGATACACCAGTTGTAGCAGAACCAGTAGTTGAAACCAAAGTAGAAGAAATTGCTGCTGAAAATAATATTCAGGTATCAGTTTCTGAGGTATCAGAATCTTCTGATGTTATTACTACAAACTATTTCAGCAAGCCAGCAAATGATACAGAGCAGGCTGTTGGTTCTATCGTAAATGGTGTGATTGGGGTCACAGAAGTTCCCCGTCAAAATAGAGATGCAGAGACATCTGTTGAAAAGAAAGTTAACAAAACAGTTGCTCTTCATTCTACAAAGAATGTAAGTTTGCCTGGAGTTGGCAAGGTATATCGTGGATATAATATTGTCACACCACAGCAGGCTGAAAAGTGGTTAGAACGCAGTCACATTAGACTTGCTACACCAGAAGAAGTCGCCAAGGAGTTTGGTCGATAAATGGAAGTATTGAGAGTTCCACCTTATCCTCTAGTCACAACATGGGATTTGCCTATCGCAAATTACGAGTATATTGTGTATGTCGAGGATTTGGTGGATCACTCAGTCGAAGAATCAAATATTTTTTCTAATGCAAATGGTAAATTAATTTATGAGTTACCACTTGAAAAGGTACAGTTTGATCGTGACTTTTTAATTAGATTTTATGATACAGAGCACGAACATATTCTTTATGAAAGCAACTTATCAGTAATTAGACCATACATAAATCCTTTAGATATGGCAGATACAGCCACGGCAATTAATGAATATAAGATGTACGAACTTATAGCAAGATCTATAATTGATACATATGTTGGCGATGGTTTTTATAATCATAAGTTAGTTATAAATACAACTGGAAATGGTGCAGATTATTTCCCAATATGGCATGATTTTAATAGAGTTTTAAAAGTTTATGAAAATGATATCTTAGTATATGACATAGATAATCCAGAAGACTATGAATTTGAGTATAAGGTTTTATTAGATAATTCTGCGATTTATAAAGTTGAAACAGCAACTGTTGGCCAAGAGAGAAACAGAAGAGAAAATGATTTAACTAAGATATCTACAGCGCATGGAGATTTAGGTTATGTTGCTTACTCTCCAACAGATTTTCCAAGAGGCTTTGACTATACATTTATTTTAGATGTTGGATATCGTGCAGTTCCAGCAGATGTAGAAGTGGCAACAAAAATGCTTATTGAAGATATAAAGTGTGGAAAGTTAGATTATTACACCAGATATATTTCTGCATATAATACAGATCAGTTTAGAATACAGTTTGATAAGAGCATGATGGCTGGCACTGGTAATATGATTGTTGATAGAATTTTAGATAAGTACGTTAAGACAATAACTAAGCCAGGAGTTTTATAATGGTTATATGCGAAACTCCAGACTTCGCATTTCCTATGCAAGCAGACGTTTACCATCCAATAGTTGATCAAGGTGCTTATGGAAATGTTAAAAAAACTTGGATATTAGATCGTACAATTGCTTGTTCATTTGCTCCAGCAGGTACTGCTTTTAAAGAAGAAGTAACACCAAACATTAATATTACGCAAGAAAAATTATTACTTGGAAGATGCAAAACAGATATTAGACTTTCTAGCAAAGAAGCAAAAAATTCAATAACAAATGTAATCATAACAAATATTCGTGATAAAAACTGTAATGAAATCTATCTAGAGACATCTGGGCCACGTTCTGGAAAGTCTACAATATTTGAAATAGCAGCACAAGATCCGTTTGCTGGCCCATTTGGAAATGTTGAATATTACAAGTTAGTTATTCGTAGATCTGAAAACCAGGCGGTAGATATATGATTACTACTAGGTTTGATAATAAATTATTTAAAAAGCAAATGAATAATCTAATAGATTACTCTGTAGGATTTTTAGACGGTATGCAGAATGGTAAAAGAAAGTTTTTGGTTAGTCTAGGCTCAGATGTGTCAGAGTTAGCGTCACAGTTTATAGACTCAAATGCAAGAGTAAATCCAGAAGCATTACACCACGTATATGAATGGTATCAAACTGGAAGTCCTAATGCTAGATTATTTGATATAGAATATGTTGCAAATAAAAATGGTATTTCTTTTATTTCTTCTTTTAAGCAATCATCTACTGTTAAGAGTGGATCTACAGAGCCATTTAGAGAAAAAGCATTTATTATGGAAAATGGAATAAGTGTTACAATTAAACCAAAGAATGGTGAAGTTTTAAGGTTTGAAGATAATGGTGATGTTGTATACACAAAGAAACAAGTAACCGTAGACAACCCTGGTGGAATAACTCAAAATCAGTTTAAAAATACATTTGAGTCTTTTTTTAAAAACTATTTTACACAAGCATTTTTAAAGAGTAGTGGTCTTAGAGAATATTTTGCTAGACCAAAAAGTTATAAAGCAAACCTACCTGCTGGCATAAAGGGCGGAAGAAGCGTTGGTCTAAGTGCTGGTTATAAGTGGGTTGCAGAGGCTGGGGTGATGAGATAATGGCTATTTCCTATCCACCAATATTTGTTAATGATTATTTGGCAGAAAAAGTAGATACCAGATTTGGCTGGAATGTTCCATTTTTCCCAACATCTCCATCTAGCATTGAACAACTAACAGAACAGTTTCCAGAAGGTTTGTTTTGTGTGTTTGATAGGATGTTTAGGATGCGTCGTAAATCTTTTCCACACATCAAGGATGAACAGTTATTATATTATTTTTATAAGACATCAGGAGATCCAGAGGCACTAATAGAGACAACGCAAATAGTCCAAGATCTTCTTGATAGAGGCGATGAGTCAGCACAAGAAATAAATGCGTGGCTTCAAGGAAAATTAAATGAAAATGGACTATATGTTAAGGGTGGAAAAGAATTCCTTCCAGTATATTTTCATGATTTTACAATATACCAACTAGAAGAGGCAAGGGATATTGTAGATTTTGGTACAGCCAGAACCTATGCTGGTAATAAGATAATTATTAGTTATTGCTATCACTCTATAGGAGAAGGCAAAAATTCAGACGGCAAGCGTACATATAACAATACTATAATTTCATAAAAGGGTTGTATAATTGGCAGTGAGGAAACACTGCCCTTTAATTTCTATAGAAAAAAAAGAGGTGAATTAAATGGCTCTAGGTAATAGTAATAATATTATCGTCGGTGCAGCCCAACTTTGGGTGCACAAGGCTGGTGCTCTAGGCGTTGGTGGAAACCCATCATTCGTTTCAGGTACCAAGTATGCTACAACCATGGATGCGGACACAGATTTCCGTAACCTTGGATATACTATGAATGGTTTGGAAATTTCTTTCCAGCCAGACTTCGGTGAGGTTGCTGTTGACCAGGTTCTTGACGTTGCTAAGTTGTTCAAGCAAGGCATGCAAGTTAATCTAAACACAACATTTGCTGAATCTACTTTGGAGAATCTTTTGATTGCCGTTGCTGGTGCTGATTCAGATCTCGAAGATGGTGTCTTCAATATGAAGGCAGGTACTCTTGGTGAGTGCCCCGTCGAACGTGGTCTCGTTGCAGTAGGTCCAGGAACTGGTGATTGCGAAGAAGGTTCTAATAAGGAACGTGTATATGTTGCATATCGTGCACTCTCAATTGAGAATGTAACCGTATCGGCAAAGCGTGATGAGGCTACAATGTTTGAAGTTTCATTCCGTCTTCTTCCAGAAGATTCAACAGGATCTTACGGTAAGATTATTGACCGCACAGTTAGTGCATAATACAATTTAATAAAAAGATTAGCCCAACCAAAAAGGTTGGGCTTTTCTGTTTGGTATAATTAATATATGGCAACTCAAATTTACAAAACATTAGATTTAACATTATCTGACGGATCTATTATAGAACTATCTCCACTAAAGATAAAATATTTAAGAAAATTAATGATTGTTTTTGAAAATGTCAAGGTAGCAAGAAATGATATAGATGCAATAATTGCATTAACACAATGTGCACGAGTTTGTATGGAACAGTTTAAGCCAGAAATTTCTACGAGTGTTGAGGTTTTAGAAGATTACATTGATTTAGATGCAATCTATAAAATATTAGACATAGGCGCTGGAATTAAGATTAAACAAGACTCAGAAGAAACTGTTAAAGATCAAGCCACAAAGGGTGGTTCTAGTTGGGAAGATCTAGATATAGCAAAATTAGAATCAGAGGTTCTACTTTTAGGAATATGGAAAAATTATGAAGAATTGGAAAAATCTATTTCCTTACCAGAGTTGATGGGGCTATTGACTCAAAAACGAGAATCTGACTATGAAGAAAAAAAATTTTTTGCTGCAATCCAGGGTATAGATTTAGATAAGAAAGTTAAAAAAACAAATGAATGGGAAGACCTGAAGGCCAGGGTATTCAGTAAGGGCAAGGCAAAAGATTCATCAGACATCATGGCCCTACAAGGCATTAATGCACAACAAGCAGGCTTTGGTATAGGTATGGGCCTAGACTATGAAGAAATAACCGACTAAAAATAAAAGTCGACTATGGTATAATTAATTAACATATCTCGGGAGGAAAAATGAGTTCAAAAACTAACACTCAGTCTAAGAATGAACTATCTTTAATTGATGGAACAAAGTTTGAAGTTAAGCCACTAAAAATTTCTTTACTTAAGCCGTTCCTTGCAAAGTTTAGTCAATTGGCTGATGTAGCAGACGATAATACAAAGTCTATGGACGTTTTATTGGATTGTGTTCAGATTGCATTTAAGCAGTACCTACCAGCATTTGCAGATAACAGAGAGATCATTGAGGATAATCTTGATCTTCCAACAGTATACAAGGTTATCGATGCAGCATCTGGAATGCAGTTGTCTGAATCTACAGGTCTTTTAAATTCAGTTAAATAAATAAATATTGGGGGTGTCATGATTGGCTGATGATTTAAACGCAAATATTAATGTCAATATTGACACTAAAGATGCGTTAAGACAATTAAGACAACTACAGGCAGCATTAAGTAGATTTAATCAAGCCTTAACTCAAGGCAACATTGCATCAGTAAATGCACAAAAAGGTTTAACTGATCAATTAATCCAATCAATAAATGCTACTGGAAAATTTGTTGCATCCCAAAAAGAAATAGCAACTAGCACTAAGTCATTTACAGATGCCTTAGAAAAAAATAAGTTATCTCTAAAAGAATATTTTAGGTATACTGCTGCTGCTGCTACTGCTGACACAAAGGTATTCAGTAAGGCTTTTGCTGCTGAAAGAGAAGTCTTAAATCGTGCTCGTAGAGACCGTGTAAAACTTTTACAGTCTCAGTATATTCAATTAACTAATGCAAACGGAGAACTTGTTAAGGTTCTTCAGGTTGTTCCAAAACACCTTGAGATGGTTAATGGAAAATATGCTGATTATGCTACAAGAGTACAGATGGCTGCACAGCGCCAACAATTTCTTAATCAGTTATTAAAACAAGGCTCAACACAACTATTAAATTTTGGTAAGAACACTCAGTGGGCTGGCCGTCAGTTAATGGTCGGTTTGACAATACCATTAACAATGATGGGAACTGCTGCTTCACGTGCCTTCATGGACATGGAAGAGGCTTTAATAAAATTTAGCAAGGTTTATGGTGATACTTTTACATCTAATAGCGCAACAGAAAAGGCTATACAAGATATAAAAAGACTTTCTCTAGAATTTACAAAGTATGGAATTGCTGCAAAAGATACAATCGACATGGCCTCATCTGCAGCAGCGATGGGTCTTGTTGGAGATGCTCTTGAGGCACAGGTAAGACAAGCAACCAGATTATCTGTTCTTGGACAAGTTGAACAGCAACAGGCTTTAGAAACAACAATATCCCTACAGAATGCTTTTGGAATATCAACTGAGCAATTAGCACAAAAGATTAACTTTTTAAACGCAGTAGAAAACCAAACAGTACTTTCAATTGAAGATTTGACAATAGCAATACCAAAGGCTGGACCTGTTGTTAAACAACTTGGTGGATCTGTAGAAGATCTTGCATTCTTCCTTACAGCAATGAAGGAAGGTGGAATCAATGCTTCAGAAGGTGCTAACGCATTAAAGTCTGGACTTGCAGCATTAATTAATCCTACAGACAAAGCATCCGAAATGCTTGCTGGCCTTGGGATTAATATTAAGGGAATTGTTGAATCTAATGCGGGTGACCTTAAGGGAACTGTAGTAGGTTTTGCAAGAGCGCTAGATACACTTGATCCACTAAATCGTGCTCGTGCTATTGAACAATTATTTGGTAAGTTCCAGTTTGCACGTTTATCAACATTGTTTAAAAATGTTGCTACAGATGGAAGTCAAGCAGCAAGAGCATTTAGACTGGCTGGCGCCTCTGTAGAAGAACTAGCAATTTTATCTGAACGAGAATTAGGAAAAGTAGAAAATGCTGTAGGAGTTAAATTTAAGAAAACAGTAGAGCAGTTAAAGTTGGAATTAGTTCCAATAGGAAAAGCATTTTTAGAAGCCCTAACACCAGTTGTTAAATTTATTGGAGACATT